TTGGTTCGTTTTTGTCGTCACACAAAAATGAACATAAAAATTAAATATATCTCCAATTTGGCTGTATCTCAAGCCTCGTAACGTTTCCCAGCCATGTGATATGATTCTCGCCAAGTCTTAAAATCGGAAATTCTCCACTCATCCTGTTATTCATTGACGTTGTGCCTCGATACGCATTTTGCATTTCGCTGTCTATTGTAATTGAGCCTGCAATTCCTTTTAAAGAAATACTTTGATTGTTTACATACAGCGTTATATTTCCAGCACCAAAAATCGTGATAATCGGCTCAGCTTCAAAAGTTCCGATATTAAAAAGGCTAAACGGTGCGGTTTTTGTTATTTTTTGCTCAAAAACATCATATCCAAACGGTTGAACTTCAAATTCCACGACAAATCGCTTTAGACTGCGAATTATATGCGAAAATTCAATCTGGTTTGCAACTCTCGCTTTATATTTTCGGTCGAGCTCATTACTAAAAATTAGCCATCCGGCTCCCTTAAAATGAGCACAGATTTCATCAATTTTCCTCTCGTCTCTTACAATAAATTCGGCGCTTCGGATGCAACTATCAAAAGCACCATCTGTTGTGGTTAAATTGCCGTGTCTACCCGGTACTGTGAAGGTCTCGTCTCGTCTTTTTGGACTTATCTTTTCCGGGCAATGTTCCATATAAAGTCCGAGCTCACACGAATTTATCTCTTTAAATATGCAATAATTCAATCTTTTCACCTCTAAGCCTGCTGCAAAATTGCTACGCCGTGAGTAAAATTCCAGTTCCTGTGCGAAGGCCTGTACGTCCTGTGTGCGGTTATTTACGAAATTCTCGATGTGTACGGTAATTCCAGAGTTCCCAGAGACTTGCGGTTGGGCTGCAAAACCTTGATTGTATGCGACATTAAGCGTGGGTTCCACGCCGAACTCGGTCGGAATCGAATTTTGCATCTGTTTTGAGATATCTTTCATCGCCCCTGTAAAACCCTCTCCCAGGCCAAATGCAAGGTTTTTACCAATTTGCTCTTCAAACAATTTCGAGGGTGAAGCTATCCCAAAAAAGCTTTTGATACCGCTCATTATCGAATCTCCGAAACCTCTGATTTTATCAAGTATCCAGCTTGTCATATTCGAAATGCCATTCCACAGGCCTTGTACAAGATTTTTACCGATATCGAGCATTCGCCCAGGTAATTCACAGATTGTGTTCCAGACCCTTGAAACAAGGGCTTGTGCGGCACTTGCTCCCGCTGAAATTAGTTGATTACCCCACTCTGAGACCACTCCTATCGCTCCGACAATTCCTTCCCAGATTTTGCTCGGTAATTCGCCAATCCATCGGCCAACATCCGAGATAAATTGCGGAATCGACTGTGTGAAAAACGACACAATCGCATTCCAGCCGTTTATAAAAAATTCTTTTACGGAAATTACAAAGTTATCAACGAAAATTCTAAAATCTTCGCAGTTATCGTAAATCAGCTTAAAAGCGCCAGCAAATGGGTTAACAATCAGCAATAAAAGATTTTGCCAATTTCCCTCTATCCAATTTATCATCGTGCTAAAGGCATTCGGAATCCATTCCGTAAAGAACGAAGAAATCCACTCCCAAGCCGCGCTGCAAGCAGAAACTACGCTTTCCCACAAGCCAAGCCAAAAGTTGCGAAAATCTTCAGAATTATTCCATAAAAGAATAAACGCGCCCACAAGCGCTCCTATCGCAGCGATAATCAGACCAATCGGATTTGCACTCATTGCAGCATTCATCAGCCATTGTGCCGCCGTAACAGCACCTTGTGCCACTGTCAAAGCAATCTCTTTTATCTGCATGAAATCTAAGTTTGAAGCGACATCTAATATTTTACTGCCGAAACTTTTCATCTGAGTAAATGCATCGCCGATTGCACTTGCAAAATTCGCAGCCTTAACTGCCAGCATCGCACTCACAATGCCACCGAGCGCAACTAATAAAAATCCGGAATTTTGAATGAGCCATGAAATCACGTTCATCAAGGGCGGCAAGAGATTTACTACCATCTCGCTGATTCCTTCAATCAAGATTCCCGCACTCTCCGATAATTTGTCAAGAGCATCTTTTAAAGCACCGGATTCGCTTGACCTTGAGAAAAACTCAGTGAGTTTAGACGCCGCATTTTGAAGCGGTTCTTGCACTTTATCGTAAAGGGTTAGGCCCATTTCTGAGAACGTATTTTTAAGGATTTGCACCTTGCTTTCGGTGGTTGCATATCGCTGCTGAGCTTCATTTGTAAGGGCTGAATTTTCGTTCCAAGCCTCATTTGAAGTTTTTATTGCATTTGTAAATAAGTCATTTGCGTTCGAAGCTCTCAAAAGCGCGTCACGAAGCCGTGTTTCGCTGATTCCCATATCGTCAAGAAATTTTAGGGCACTTTCATCCTGTAAATTTCCTAGACCGGAAATAAAGGCAGTTAAAGCACCTGTTGCATCTTCAGCAAAATATTTCTGAAACTCCGCCGTTGATATGCCGGCCGCTTTTGCAAAATATTCAAGCTCAGAGCTACCTGTTTCACAGGCGTTAGCCATCATTATTATCGCCCGAGAAATCGCCGTGCCGCCGCCCTGGGCCTCTAGCCCGAGCGAAGATAAAGCCGCTGCAACACCCAAAATATCTGCTTCGGTCATGCCGACTTGTGAGCCTGCCGCTGAGATATTAAGTGCCATTTGAGTTACTTCTGATTCAGTTGTTGCAAAATTGTTTCCAAGGGCACCTATTGATGAACCAAGCCTATCAAAATTTTGCTGGTTCATTCCAGTGATATTTGCAAGGCGGGCTAGAGCCGTTGCGGCTTCATCTGAGCTCATATTTGTTGCAACACCGAGATTTGCCATGGTTTCTGTAAAAGAGAGAAGGTTTTCATTTTTTATTCCAAGTTGTCCAGCAGCTTCGGCAATTGCAGAGAGTTCCGATGCTGTCGTTGGCATTTGTGTTGATATCGCCCTCAGTCCCGACTCAAATTGTTCAAATTCCTCGTCCGTTGCATCGACTGTCTTTTTTACGCCGGCAAATGCGCTCTCAAACTCGATACCGCTTGACACAACGGACTTTACCGCACCCACAAGGTTTCTGCCAAGCTTTTTTATTGCATCAGCTGCTAAATTAGCAATTACGCCCTTCATTACAGTGAACCCTTCACTCAATTTTGAGGTTTGATTTTTGGTGTTATTCATCTCGTCGCCAAGCTGTTCTGTGGCCTTTTCGGCCGCGTTTAACTTGTCTTTATTGTCCCGAATGTCGTTGTTTAAAGACTTTATTTGTGAGGCTAAATTTTTTGCTTCAGTGCTATTTTTGCCTTGACTGAGTACAACGTTTTTATACTCAGTCTGCAACGATTTTAACTTTTCACCCTGGTTTGACAGCTCAGTATTTAGCTTATCAAGCGGAGTTTTTGATTTTTCCATTTGAGCGTTTACGTCTTTTAAACTGCTTTCCATTCTTGAAAGTTCAGTTTCTGCTTTGTTTAATGAAACTTTCCAGTTGTTAGTTTTCTTGTCATTCTCACCGTATTTTTCACTGGACTGTGCAAGTGCATTTTTCAAAACAGAAATTTTCTCTTTTTGCTTTTCAATTTGCTAATTTAGAATTTTATTTCGAGAGGTGAGAACAGTTGTAGACTTATCATTTTTAGTAAACTCTGCCGTCACTTTTCCCATTTCCGAAGCTAAAACCCGAAGATTTGAATTTATTTGCTTAACTGCTTCTCTATACGTTTTTTCTCCCTCTAGTTTTGAATGTATTTGAACCCGCCATACTTCCACCTCCAATGAAATAAAAATAAGCATTCCATTTCTGAAATGCTTTAAATTATTTTAGAAAAATCCATTTTGCCGTACAAAACTCTATGAACTTCCACTACTTTTTTATCTTCAAAGACAGTATAAAATATAATATAATTTTTCACCGTCACATATCGATATTCTTTGGTCAACGGCTTAGAAAACTTATAAACTCCATGTGCATAAGGAAAAACCTTTAGTGTATTTGCTGTTTGTTCAAACGCATCAAGCAAATTTAATGCTGTTTTATGAGAACTCAATCTTTCTGAAATATAAAGGATTATATTTTCGATGTCGCTTTTAGCAACAGGAAGGTAAACTAACTCGTACACTCGCTATTTCACCTTCTCTTCAATAGCTTTTCTTAAATTACCAAAAATTTCATTATGATTGTATCTTTTACCTGTCAAATTGGATTCAAGTTCAGCTTCTTTTAATTTGAAATAAATATCATTTTCAAATTTTATTTTTTCAAAAGTATCTAAACTCATAACAACCATATCTCCGTATCCATTTTTTGTTAAAAAAATAGGCTCGTTTGTTTCATGAATTTCTTTAGAAATATCCGCAAAATTATTTCTTAAATCAGAAACAGGTCTAATACATGGCATATTTATCACTCCTTTATCAATATTATATCATCATAATGATATAATATCAACACTTTATGCGATAAAAAATAATTTTCTATCGATATTTCAATTTGGAATCCATTCGTCATTATTCGGTAAATTGCTATTTTCGTCCTTAAATAGCTGCTGCTGAGTACAAAAGTTGTGATATGCTCTAAAATGCTTATACAAACGGCTCCACTTTTTCAGTGTCATATGACCAACTTCTTTTTCCATAAATCCAAGCATTTTTGTACCTACAAATAAAAGCCAAGAAAACTCTACCGGAACAACATTTGATGCACTTTCGCCCGCATTTAAACTTTCTGCGGGCTGTTCACGTTTTTTACTTTTTCATCCACTTCCACACTTTCAGATATAGCCTGCATAATCTTGCCCGCTGTGCCCGAAAGGCCAATTTTAGTTAAGATTCGGCCAGCTTTTTTTGCTGTTATTGGTGTCATTTTCTTTCCTGTTTTCTCAGCTTCAATTTCTAAACCTTCATTGATAGCTTCCGTAATAAAGAATTTCAAAGCTTTAATATCTGGCTCTCCGTCACGCTGAATTAAGTTTGACCATGCCTCAATTGTTCCGTATTTTTCTTGTATCGATTCCATTACATTTAATGTAAAAACAAATGGGAACTTTTCAGTTTTAGTCTCTAAATAATTGATTTTATCTATCAAAAACTATCACTCCCCTGTTCGTCGTCACAAGTTTCATTTTTTTCGTTTTGCCTTAAAAGGCAAAAGCTCACAAATTTCACTGTTCCTCCTCTCCCCCAAAAAGTCACGCTCGAGTTGGCTAACGGCTTGTAAACACGCCGTTTTTACACCTCCTTGCGAGCTACCAACTTTTTGTGGCCCCCTTCTTGCGACTGCACAAAGAAGCCATCTAGCGC